CGCAATCCTCAACCACTAACACCAAAACCAGAAAAGGCCCTCGCTACGGCGGGGGTTTTTTCTTTAGTCCCACCTGTTCGCGCGACGACGGTCCAACACCCAACCGCCCTCACCAAAATCCTCCCGCAAAACCTTACCTTCAAAGTATTCACGATTGTTCAAAAAAGTGTTCCCATTGACAGCACTCAAACGCGGGTCAGCCTTAATAGTCGAACTGTTGTCGTGAGCCAAAGAAATATCAATCCGACGAACCACCACACCTGCACGCTCGGCTCGGCGTAAATAATCGTTGTCTTCAAAATAGGCTGGATAAAGTGCCTCATCAAACAAACCCACACGCCTCACAGCGTCGTCACCGAGCGAAAACACATGCCAATGGGGAAACACGTCAGACAGCACTATCTCGTCCCTACGGGCGTCACAAAGCCTCTCAAGGGCACCCGCCCCAAACACGGCATCGTTAGACGCAATAACCCACTTTGGTGCGTGCGGAAACAGTTTCACCCCAAGATTCCACGAACCAGACACCCCAAGGTTTGCAGGCAACGGCAAGATGTGAGAGTTCAAAACACAGTTAGGGAAGCGAAGCTTGTCAACATCCCCACCGTTATCAATAACGAGAAGGTCGGCGACAGGAAAATCTATAGAGTCCAGCATCCGTTGGAGCAAGTCATAGCGGTTTAGTATCGGAACAATAAGAACAGGAATCATAAGCCGTCGAACCTGTGCCCTTCCAAATTGAAGTTGATAAAAGGGTTTAGCGAATACACTGTCACCCCGTACTTAACTTGAAGCCAGTCTTTCATAAGCTTGTGGTGTTTGTTATACAAAGCCCAAGGTGTATGCCCGGCGGGGTAGCCTTCCGTTCTGTGTTGCCCGTCGATGGTTCCACAGTCAGCGCCCACTAAAATAATGTGTGCGGCACCTAAATGTGCCGCGAGGTGCATCGCCCCATGCAAACTAGAAGACCCATATGCGAGCGAGTCAGCCCTCGGAGGGTTGCGGGTGAATGGGTCCCACGACGAACCGGGAGCCGCATAGCTATCTTGAGGTGCCATCACAAGGTTAGAAACTTCTTTGTGTGGCCATTCGTTGTGTGTCACCGTGTCTTTCTGTAACGTCACAACGGTCAAAAGCCTGGAGTCCTCAAGGAACTCGTATGCGAGCTTATGGTAATGGGTGAAAACGTAATCCGGTCGGAGGCCAATAGAGTGCGCCGAATAGTTTGTGCTCACCACAGTCTTGCCGAAAAAAAAGGACGAGTCAACAAACCCCAACGACGAGCCAGAGCCGAGAACCCAGACGGTTTCCCCAGCATGAACACCCTGAAGCTCAGACAAGTCAGGCAAAGAAACCCCTAAAGAATGGCAACCAATACTTGTCCCACACTTTTTCAACATCATACTGTTTGGCAAATTTTATAGTATCAATACTGATACCACGCGGCGCTTTGTGTGCAAGCTCCAGCGCAGACACTAGCGACCCAATTAGCGGCGTGTTGTACCAAGCTTTTTGTGGCTCATCCCAAAACGGTTGCCCATCAATAAGCCACGACTCAGGCCCTGCCAAATCTTGTGACGCCGTCCACGAAGACGTAATCACACGAGTCCCACACGCTTGGGCCTCCACCGTTGTCACACCAAACCCCTCACCCAAAGTGGCATTCATCAACACGTCCGAAGCTGTGTACAGCGCCGCCAAATGTTCCTGAGGGTATCCGATGCGCAACTGTGTTGAATCCGCCACAATCACTGTGGTGTCATCTAACCCCACAGAGGACACGAGCGCGGGAATGTCAAACCCGCCGAACGCTGCAGACGGCTCCATGTGCAAATACAGTTTCGCGTTTTTGACCTTCTGTCTCAAAACACTGAAAGCCATAATTTGCTCAGCCAAAGCTTTACGGTGGACAATCCCATTCGACTTGTTGGCGGCCACAATAGACACTAAAAAGTCGTCATCCTTAACGCCCATAAACTGTCTGGTCGGAACACCGTTGATTTCGTGCGTAGGCATAAACACGGAAGTGTCCACAGAGTGAGGGCAATAAGTGGAGCTAATGCCTCGCGCCTCCAACATTTTCTGTCCGTGCAAAGACATTGTGACCGGGGTTATGTTTTTACGGCGCAACATTGCCTCCACCATCGGAGGCATCGTCACATGGTCTATAGGAACATAAGCGATAATGTCGCCCTCAAATTTCATGTTTTTATACACCCAAATGTCATACAAAGTCATGACCGCATTTTTTAGGTGCGGAAAATCTTTTGTGAATTCTTGATGCCACAAAGGGATAACATCGTCCGAGTAGGGTTTGAAGCCCTTGGGGTAATGTTTCACATTGCCATGCTTTGTGCTGATTGTGTCAAAGGCCCCTTCGAGGCCGTAATTAGACAGGGCGGCAACCTCCAACCCGTGGCGTTTCATACGCTCCACAAGATAGCCAGCCTGCACCCCGTAACCTGTCGCTGAAAAAGGACTGTTCGAAGCGAGGCTGACAGCGCCCCTAATTTTTTCAGGTGATGACATACCTGCCAGCATACAGAAAACCCCCGCCGCCTGCTACCAGGCGACGAGGGTTTCCGTTGGTTATGGTTAGGCCATTTCCAGGTACTTGATAGAGGCCGCATCTCCAACACCAGCACCAAGACGGTACACGAACCGGTAGGTGGTGATGTCCTGGTTGAATGCGTAGTCTGGGGAGACTGCAACATCCAGGCCAGTTGTGGCAACCTTGACCTGGCTGAAATCACCGAAGAACACAGGCTTGGTGCCCGTAGCAATCGATGCAGCTGCAGGCTGTTCCAAGACGGGGAATCCGAGGATGGTCGAAGGACCACCGGAAACATAGTCGAGGATGTATGCGCCAGCATCGTCCTTCAGTTTGCGAATGGCTGCCAGCGTGGAAGTGTTTACCACGAACGCGGGTGCCATTGCGCGGACGGCACCATCGACACTGAAGACCAGGTCGAGCAGTTCATCTGCGGTGATAGCGTTTGTGGTTCCCGCGGTCACACCAGCGCCAGAGACAGCAGTGACAGCTGCGTGGATGACGGCGTTCGCACGAGTGCCGATAGCGTTTCCGGCCTGGTCAGCGATAACCTGCTCAATCGAGAACCCGGAATCCGTGAGCAGTTCGTTTGCCACACCAACCAAGAAGGCCTGCTTTTTGGGCTGGATGAGAATCGAGCTGAACGTGGGCTCCGATGCGTCGATTGCAGAACCGGCAGCGAACTCGGCTGCAGTGCTGTAAGCGGTCATCGTGGGAATGCGGAGGTCCGAACCGCTTGTGCGGGTGAAAACCTCTGCGACGTCGAGGTAAGGTCCGACAAGTCGGGCTTTCATCATGACGCGGTCAAGGAAATCAACCGGCACGGTGTTAGCGGAAGGCACCAAGGTGGCCCGAGCTTCACCTGAAGGGTTGAAGGTGTGTCCACGCATTTCGCCATCGGCGAGCGCACGGAAAATGTCCGCTTCGGTGCGTGCGCTTGCGGCAGGAACAAAACCGCGGGCGGCTTCGGTTGCTTCAGATGCGCGGGCCTCGTTGCGTTTTGCTACGCCAATGGCGTCATCGTGGCGGGCAATGTCTGCCTCAATGTTTTCAATTTTGCGAAGTTCCTCGGCGTCAAGGCCACGTCCCTCGGACTCAGCGTGGTCAAGGACCTCGCGAACCTGGTGGATGAGGTTCCCACGCGCTTCTTCGCTGTTGCGAATGAATGACATGTTTGTCTCCTAAATAATTGGTTTGGGTTTAGTGGCGAGTGACGCTCAACTTTCCGGCAGAGAGTGACTCACATCCGGTCCTTCTATTGTAGTTTGTGTGCTGTCTTTAGCTCCGTGGAGCTGTGGGGAGTCGAACCCCAGTCCGACAAGTTGCCCTTACAGGTTTTTTCTTGTCGTCGAAACCATCCAGCCCCACACCTATTTTAGGGCAAAGAAAACCCCTACCGTCGAAAGGGTGTGAACGGTAGGGGCCGACCGCTTCTACCGCGTTTCTTTAGCCTTCAACACGCGATTCTCCTGAACAGGCTCCTCGTCCAATGCAACAACAGCGCGAGCCATAGCCGCCGACAAATCCCTTACCACCCCAGAATCAGGGTTCCCCGCAACCTTCAAAATAGCGCGGCGCACGTCTTCAAATGTAGCCATTAGAACCTCTCCAACAATTCGAGTTTTTTCTTCTTCAAAGCCAACAAGCCAAGGTCGCCCACAACTTCAGGTTCCTTGTCGACCGGCTTCAACTCATCCACAACACGGTTGAGCAAGTTTGCCTCCTCCACTGAAAGTTCATCGCCAGACTCAATTTTAAGCAAAGCGTCCGCCAGCTCGTCAACATCAACCTGTGCGCGTTGCGCAATGCGGTCCAGGCCACGCATTGACACTGTGCCAGCAGTGCCCGAATATGCAGGAAAGCTCACGATGCTGGCTTCGTGAATTCTTACAGAGTTCAAAGTGCGATTGGTTCCCGTGTCGTCCCAAGTGTCACGAACAACAGAAAACCCAAACGACATCGAATCGACCAGCCCCGTCCGAATAAGCTCTGCGGTGTCCCTCCCAAGCGTAGTGTTTGGCAACGCAGCGCGAACCTTCAAGCCCACGTTGTCCTCCGTCAAAGTTAAAGAACCTGCCCTTGTCGAACCCAGAACGGCACCCGTGTCGTGATTCCACAACAGTTTTACGTCGTTACGCGACTGCAAAGACCTTTTGAAAGCACCAGGTGCGACAACCTCATGAAAGCCACCAAGATTTTCCGACCGAGAATTGAAGACCGAAGCGTAACCCTCAAACGTCATCCCGTCGCCATCGGCAAGTTCGCGCACCTCAAACGTTGTTTGGTTGGTCCGTGTTTCCATTTTTTTCACAGCTTCACCTTTAGCTCGGCCCTCGTTTTGTTCCACAATTATATCAACGACGCCGTCCGCATATTTATGCAGCCTGTCGCGGGTTCGCTCCGACAACACCACGCCCCACAGAGTTGCGCCTTCAACCGAAACAGTGTCGCGCACATCGCCCCACATCGCGGGCGTCATGTTGCCCTGCGACACCGCCACGACCAAAGGGTCTTCATCGTTAGACCGGCGAGCTATCGCCCGCACCCATGCAGGCGCAGACAAATCCAAAGGCACAAAAGCACGGAAGTCGCCCTCATAAGTTCCGCCCGGTTCCATCTCCTCGGCAGAGCTCACCGCGACCATCTGGTCGATAGCGTCTTGCTCAGTTTCGTGGCACCCTATAGACTCGCCGTCTTCTTTTACCGTCGCCCACAACGGGCAATCTGGGTGCTGGTCTGTAATAAAATATGGCACTATTTAACCTCGTCCTTGTAAGCCGAATCGGGGTCCTCAGGGTCAACCTGTGCGACACCCTGAAGCTGGACAGACGGCAAACCGGTGTGCTCCATAGCTGGCACCCCAATAACCTGCAACACCTGCGCAGGGGTAAAGCCCGAATTCACAAGCGACTGCACCATTTTGACGCGCTCCATCTGCGCCTTCACGTTTGAATCATCAATGTTCACGTTTGCCAAAGGCACACGAGGTTGAGACGCCGCTTCAGACATAATCGGTGGCATGTCCTCCAACGCGCGAACCTCATTAATAGACATCG